AAATCCTCGATGATTTTTTTACCTTCATCGGAACTAAAAACAATTTTGTAATTTTTAATTAAACTTATTAATTCTTTATTGTTGTCTGTCAGTTTCATTTATGGCTTGAACGGCTGGTGCAACATTTTTAGCTACTTGGCTTTCTTGCACAGCATTCATCATTTCCATTTGTTGTTGTTGAGCTGCTTGTTTTTGCTCTGTAATTTCTTGAACTTGAGCATCTGATCTAATTACTTTTGCTGGTATTCCAAGAATTTTTATAATTTCTTTAACTAAACCTTTAGGATCAATATAATCCGTAACTGGTGCTACTTGACCAATTGAACCAAATATTTCTAATCCTCTTATTATAGAAGATAATTCTTGACCTTTTTGAGCCAAAGCCATTGGTGAAACATATTCAACATCTATCTCTTGATTAATTAATACTTCTGGCGCTGGCTTAAATAAATTATTTCTAAGCATAATATTAAATACTCTAATAACTGTTGGATTTAATAACTCTACTTGAAGCCTTCCTAAAGTTGGACCAAGTATTCTCATCTTCTCTTCACTACGTTGTGCAACTTCTGTAGCTGTCATATTTCTATTTTCAGTAACTAATAATTGGTCAACGTGAAAAGTTTGAGAAATCGCTTTTCTTCTTTGTTCTTCCATATTCAATCCTAATGGATTGTTTGCACCAATATTTAATGGAGTAATAGTGTCTCTACTTCCAGCACGATAATATATTAAACTTCCTGGTGCTGTTCTTATAGGAAGCATTAAACTATCATCAGGAACTAATAAAGGTGGATCAACTTGCTTTTGTGCAGCCTTTAATCCAACCTCTACCATCTTATTTAAAACCTTTACATCAGCAAGCGAGTTCATTCCTGGTGATCTACCATAGATTTCGTTTGACGATTTTAAAAATCGAGGAACGACATAAGGAAACTCTTTAAAGCCACCGATGGATATTATCTTGCCACTTTCAGTTTCCATATAAATAGAAACAAAAGGCATATTCATTTTATCTTCTTTTCTAGGATTATAAATATCTCTAGGTTTTACAACATGACAAAATTCTACTTCATCAAAAGGTGAATTTTTAAATATGTTTTGTATTTCTCTACTTAAATTCTCTAAACCAAATTTCTCAACTGCTGCTTTTGCAGTTAATTTAAATCTTCTATATATGCAATCAACTAAACCTTTAGCATTTTCTGAAATATAAATTTCTTTAATGTGTCTAGCAGAGAAACGAATAATATCAATTTCATCCTCTTCAATAAACATTGCCGCTGTGCCAAAGCTGCATAAGTCATGATAAATTTCAAAAACTTCTTGTTGAAAGTTTGATCTTTGAAACGCTACGTACATCTTATCCGTAACGTCCTCAAGCCATTCTTTAGCTTCATCGTTTTCATTTAAAATTGTTTCTTTAAATCTAAGTGAAAACCATCTGTTTGCGCTGCTAGTTAACATACCGTGTAAAGAACTAGCTAATAATTCTAATGAGTGAATTGCTGTCGCATCGAATACTTCTAAATGTCTTTTATCACCTTTAACTTTATGATCTATAATATCTGATTTTCTTGGGATTATTAAATCAGCTACTTCTTGCCAATGTGTTTCCCAATTGGACCTTCTATCCATCAATCTTGATAAATTATTTTTTAGCTCCGCTGACAGAGCTTTATTACTTTGTTCTTGCATTAATTATCCTAGTAAAGTTTTAAAAGATAAAGTTAGATCATCATCGCTAACACCTAAGTTAGTTGATTTTCTTCCTCTTCTTTTTATAGATGACATTCTTTGTTGTGCTAATTCAGCAGTAGTTGGACCAGCTGGAGCTGCTTTAACCGCAGCCTTTTGAATTGTTTGTGCTGGTTTTGGTTTTGGTCTGCTTACGACTTTTCTTACAAATCCACCCATATATTCCTCCTAACCTAATAAAGTCTTTTGTTCATATTCTTCATCAGAGATTTCATTTAATCCTCTAGCTGAAGTTAATATTGTTGATTGTCTGCCTTTTCTGCCTAAAGCTCTTCTTCTTTCATCAGCTTCTGCTGCTGCTTTTCTAGCTGCATCTTCAGCACTTGGCACGTTTTCCACCTTTGGTAATTCAATCTTAGGTATTGGTGGCATCTTTGGCATAAACATCTTAGCAATGAATGACATAATTATAATATCCTGTAACTTCCATCAGCTACTAACTGACGATTTTTATTTGTTAATTGTTCTTCTTGTATTCCAGTAGCCAAACACCTTAGAGCATCCATTGGATGTGAACTAAAGTCGTGGACTGGCTTAACTTTATAAACTCTATCCTTATCATTATATTTTCTATGATAATGTCTAAGAGCTATTAGTAAGTCAGAGCAGTTATCACTATCAATCTTACATCTTGGTAAAATCATTTTAACAGCGTGAATACCATCTTCTAAAGGTGTTCGTGCAGCTACTCTAAATCTAATTCCGTAATTTGCGGCAACTTCTCTACGAGTATAACCTGAACTAAAATCAGTTTGTTCTACATCATGCGGAGCATAATGGTTGCCATATATATATTCTTTTTCTTTTAATACTTCTGCATAGTGAGGTAATGCTTCTTTTTCATTCTCATAATAATCAATGATATGAATATTGTGATTTATCTGTTGGAAGAAAATAATCGAACAAGCATCTGTATAACCTAAATCCCAAGCTGTATTAACTAAATGTGCTGGATCATAAGGAATACTTCCTATTCTCTTAGCCTCATCTAACTCGTCAACCAAAGAACCATAAATTGATCCTTGAACATTACCAATAAAGGAACATTCAAATTCTTGATTGTATTTAGCTTCACCCATTACGGCAAGTGCGGCATCTAATTCTTCTTGGTCTATAATATTTGTTTCAGATGCTTTTGCTTTATATAAAAACCATTTATCATCGGATTGAGCCTTTAAATAGTAATCATAGAAAATGTTATTCATAGATTTTGGTGTACCTATTAGGAACATTTTTCCTTTTCGATCCGAAAGAGCTGGAGTAACCACCTCATCTATTAATCCTTGTGATACTTGAGCTACCTCGTCAATCACACATAAATCTAAATAAATTCCACGAATTGAATCAAAATTTTCACTCGATAACAAAGTTATTCTAGCTCCGTTGACAAAATCACATCTAAGTTCACTTTCGTTATACTTAGTTCCTGGAATATTCTTTGTGTAATATTTTAGGTAATCCCAAGCTATTGACTTTGCTTGCTTGTAAGTTGGAGCAATGTAAGCCAAACGAGGATTATGATTTTTGTTAGTCAAAGCGGATTTAATCAAATGATTTAAAACCATTACTGTTTTGCCAAACCTTCTATGACAACATAAAACCGCATATCTATATTTATCTAATTCTTTGTGAACCAAAGCCTGTTGAGGTCTTGGTTTGTACGGTATTGTTATTTTCATTAATGTACTGTTGGTGGTCCTTGATTAAAATTAGAAGGCATCTTAATTGCATTGAACACAAACTCACAAAATTCTGTAATATCCTCTTCTTCTTCAAAACCTGAAAAATTAATTATAAGTTCGTTGTTGTAAGCCTTGAAGCTGATGGCTGATACATTTCGAAACTTGTCTTTAATAAATCTGTTCATTTGTTTGTGCCTGTGTTTGACCGATGATTAATGTATTAAGACCTGGCGGCTACTTTTGGTGGTATAGTACCTCGCACAAAAACCTTATTTTTCCTCCAGGAATTTCGACAATCGTTTGATAAACCACTTACTCCGTACGTAAAACCTAGCTTATTTAAAGAAAGTTAACATTATCGTTAACATTGCCTACTCTTTATATATGTATCGAACCTTATACTGCGTGCGAAACTCTTTATCTACGTGCTAGCTACCGAACTTTCTGAGACATTCTTCATTTCATTCTCATAAGTCTTATCTTCATCGGACCATCTAATCTCTACCTTCTGGTCCACATTAACTTGTTGTTTGTCTCCGTAAATGCCAATAAGCTTTGAAGCCATCCATCTATAATGATGGAGCTTTTCTCTTATTATCATAATGTTCTTGTTATCAGCACTTTCTAGCTCACTTATCATTCTATCAAGATATGTTTGTGCAGCTATACGTCTGGCTAAAAGTATTTTATCAGCAAACGCCTTATCAGTTCTAATCCACTCATACACTTTGGAAAGACTTGGTGAACCATCCTTTTCGCATATTTGCGTTAGAGGCATTCCGTTCATCAGCATTCTTTCGATGTCTGAGCTTATCTCTGATGTAAGTTCTAATTTCTTCGTCATTTAAATTTTTAAATTGAGGTAAGTTCTTATAAGCTTTTATCTTACCTTCTATTGTTGTCTGTCCGTTGCTCCAGCCACCGTGCATTCGGCAACGATATTTCTTTGTGGTTTTGCAATATACTCCTTTGGCTTTGCAAGGAAGTTTATTAGTTTTGTTTATCGTTTGACAAGGTTGTTTGTTCTTATTTCTTCCAGCCATTCTTTAACGGTTTTAGGATTTTTAAATTTAAACTAAGTTATCAGCACAAAAGAAAAAAAGAGAAAAAAGAAATAAACTTTAAATCCGTTTCGGAACGGTTTTATATATAAGTCTATAAAACGAATTATACCACTCCAGGATAGATTTACAATTACTATGTTATAACTTTGTTTATAGGATTGTTATTTTTTATAAATTTATAAGAAGAATATCAAATTAAGTATAATATTCTGTTAAGTTTGCAATACTTTTTATTATTTTTTTTAATTTTATTTGTTAAGGCACTTAGGATTTTCATATATCTGTTTTTGATTGAAATTCTGTTAAATCCAAAATGCTTTCCAACTTGTGTCCATTTAAATCTATTAGCTCTCATCCATACAATTTGTCTATCAAGCACTGGTTCTTTGGAAATGTCTAAATCAATGGCTAATAATGCGTCTATTGCGAACTCCCACCTAGTTATTTGCTTCGGTGTAGCTCTAAGTTTCATTAAAGCTTTCTGATAATATCCTATGTCTTTCTTCTCATAAGTTGTAATAAGCAAATCATACATTGACGGTGTTCCTGGATGTTTAGGTTTGGATAAAAATCTTTCTGTTCTAGCTGCTTCGTCTAGCAAAAAGATAAGATTGTTTAAGCTTATTACTTCTTCTTGTAAGATATGTTCTAATCTATTCATAAGCTCCATTTTTATAACTATTGACGTTTTGCTTTAGTTTAGACCAGCCAGCTCTTGAATAGTTCTTTCGGAACTTTATGCTTTCCAAGAAGTATTTATATCTTGGCATTTCAAAGTAAGTAAAATTCTTATGAGTGATTAACGGTTTGAAATCTATGCTCATTAAAGACAATCTTTGTAGAGCTTCCTTAATCTTTAGTAATGGTTTTGAGAAATGATCTGCACAATCCACCATTCTTACATACGGACTTAATCTTTTAAGATCATAATTTTTACATAAATATTCATACAATCTGAAATCAAAGTCAGACATATCAAGCTCAAATAGCTTTGGATCACTTATATAAAATTGGCGCAAAAGCTCTCCTATTCCAACAACGTGGATCAGTTTTTAATTTTTTTAGAAATAAGTCTTGTTTGGTACATTTAGGAAAATGCTGTGCTTGCTTATGCTCTAGGAATTGCAGCCATTGGTCAGGCGAAATTCTCTTAGGCTCAGACGAATAACCACCAGGATAATCAGGAGCTATCTTTTTAACGTGGAAATTAATCATCATATCTCCAACGCAATGATACCAAAGGATAAATGCTGGAATACCAGCCATTTCAGCTAGTCTTTTCGTTATTTTATGCGGTTTTATTAACTTTTGACCATTATTAAAGACTGTTTCAACGAGAAAAAGTGGCTCTAAACAAGCATTGCAAGACGAAACCTGGTCAATATCGCTAAAATTCAAGCAATTATGCTGTTGTCTGTGCCATGTGCTGTATTTACTGAACTTTACGTCGTTAAAATACACTGATTTTACCATGTTTTTAGCCATTAATTGATAGAAATAGATAGTCAAGACAAAAGACGAAAAAAATGATTTATTTTGTACTTTTGTATAAAATCCTATTGCTTTTTGGCTCATTAGTCGTTAAGTAATCCATAATGAAAAAACAATATTTTTATGGAAAAGAAATAACAAAAGATCATCCAAGATATAATAAATCAAGAGAAGGAACTACATCAGGATTACATCAAAGATTTGAAAACATAGTTTCGTTTTGGACTAAAAAAGAATATGAGCTTCAAGAATTAATGGTTCAAGGATTTGTGGTTCATAGAGAAATTCCAGGTCATACTGAAAGAACAGAACCGTTCGCAAGAATAGATATTTATTATGATGGACCTAATGGAATAGGAAGAAAAGCCATTAACGGTGTTGAAGAAAGAGTTTATAAAGAAGCTAAAAAATTTTTAGAACCTCAAGAATTAGATTTATTAAATGAAAATTGGATTAAAGCTAAATATGAAGGAAAATATAAATGGAATGATCCTTTTTGCAGATACCCAATATACGATAAAACTTTACCAGCTTTTATTATAGGTAAAAAAAATGATGCCTCTAAAAAAGAAAAAGAAAAATTACAAAATCATAAAAAATATATAGAACAAAAACTTAATGAACAAATTAAAGATAGTACATCAAGTCTTAATAAAAAAATAAATGATTTTATAAAAAACTTAAATTACAAAGAACAAAAAGAAAAAGTTAAAACAAGTCCATTACAAGATTTATTTTTAACAAAAGATATTGATCCTAAAGATGTTGTTGGTGAA